CCCCAGAGCAACGTCGATAGATATGGGAGTACCAGGCCCGAATTTAACCCTGGAGCTGACGCAATTTTGTTGGTATTGGTTTCGGTTATAATAGAGACGCCGTTATATACAGCGTTGGTTTGTGAATGGTATTGACCGGCAGCCGAATCGCCATTGAATTCAATGATTATATTGCTAGGGGAAGATGAGTCTTTGCTCTGCACCAGTCCTCTGATATAAGCTCGACTATAAGCACCAAAAGGTAGACCATATGCGGGTATTGGGATAGTTACAATTCCATCAGCATCAGATGGATACGACCCAAAGGGCCCCGGACCTACTACTTTATGCATCAAACCCTTCAACTTGCGGCCATCTCCAACAAAACCGCCTCGCACAGTGAGAGTGCCGCTGCTATCTATAATACCCTGTTGGACACCATCTCGACTAAACCTAATATCCTGCTCACTACACACTTCTAGGGATCCACTGTATACACCATCTGAGTCATATCCCGATCTTACGCCAAATCCATATGTGTCGTTAAATAGATTAATATGTGAGGGAAAAGCCTCCGCTTGTACATCCTGAGCATCAAAATGTATCGAGCCGGGGTTACCAATTCTTACTCTACCATTAACATGCAGTCTTTCTGTAGGGGAAGGGGGCAATCCTATACCAACCCGGCCTTCTGCATCAATCCTCATAGCTTCGGAGTGATTAGTACTAAACCGCATGCTGTTATCTAGGTGAGTGTAAACAATGGTCCCGGGCTTGTTGCTCACTGCGGATCCAAATTGAATAGCTGAACTTAGTGCGCCCGATACCTGAATGTCGGCACGAACTTCTCTCTCGAATAACGCGACCGTTGTATCTTCTGGGATCGGTACTCCCATATCACTGTCCATATTGATTTTAGTTACATGCAGTTGGACGGACGGGTTAACCGCATCACCAATTCCTAACTTTTGAGTCAAAGTTACGTTAGCCCGCTCGTCAATTATCATTGCGGTTAACGAAGAGCGAACATTGAAAGCCTTCGATCCGGTGTTGAACACCACCCTATTTGATGAAATATTGAAATCGCCAACGTCGAGATCGCTATCCAACGCACCACTGAGAGTTCGGTTGTTTGTTGTGATTAATCCTATATCTGCTGATACTGTGTTGTAGCCAACCCATGGCCCGACGGGCTGTTCTATCCCGTTGGAAAACCCAATTGAGGGGTTAGTGTTTCCTAAAGCAATCGTGTGCCCGGCCCCCACATATCTGTGTTGTATTTGTATCGAGTTAGCATAGGCCCGAGCTGAGTCGCCCTCGTAAACCCCCAACGGAAGTGTGTATGAGGTCTGGGGGCTCTGGGCAGAGTCCTTGGAAAAAATGCTGAGGGAATGTTTATAGTAGGGAAGGTGACCTGCGCTATCAAAACCAAGCGCAATCCCACCGACGTTATTATCGAGGCTGGATAATAATCCATCGAGACCATCTAATCGCTCAGCCGCAATGCCGTCTAAGGTATCACCAACCTCTCGAGCATACAGCTCGGTAAAATTATCATTAATCTTTTGTGAGGCTTGACGTAGAGAGTCCCCAGTACCATCGTTGGCCTGTGCACCTGTATTTATTATTTGTTTTGTCATCGTAACCCTATAAAGTTTAAAGGTATTATATTAGTCGCTGTCGTGAATAATTATGCATCTATTTATACACCCTCAAAGTATTTATCTCTGAAGACAGAGAATAATTATCCTGTATACAAAGTCCATCCACTTTGATCACCACTGGTGTGGTCATAAGAACCCTCAGCAGTCCAACGATATTCAACCCAGGCGCTGTCATCGTTGACGTATCTCTTTTGACCGTCGACGATGTGCGTCGTTGGTACACCGTTTGTGAAGAACCACTCATCCCTGAGTTTAGTGCGTCTTTTCATGTCTTTGTAAAATCCAGCATCGTCATATTCCCATTGTTTCATTGACAATTTCCACCCTGTTTCAATGTCAAATATTTCTTCGGAAACAATGCCCTTTTTAGGTTCGACTTCATCTACTGCATAAGTTTGCCATAGAGAACTGGGACCTGTGTAAAGAGTTACATTATCTGGATCTCTATAGAATTCCTTTAGAGATATTCTATTAACACCAACGCTGTTTTCGGTATAATATTCCTTCATCGTGACAACGCCGAAGTAGTCTTGGGTGTCTCGTTGTATCAGCTTTGCAAGGTTCCAAGTTTCAGTGCTCAACAATCCTTCTGATCTATGACTCGTGAGATGAGACGATACAGCAGCAGCCTTTGCTTGTGATTCAGTGACTACAGAGCCACTGACTTTCCACTCATCAGTAAACCAGGAAAAACCAGCTGGTATTGCACCCAGCACATTTAGTGAACGAGATGTAGCGGCAACAAAGGCATTACTTTCGTGTCCTTCAAGACCAGATTTCTCTACAGCACGAGCTGTATAGGTTCCAGCAACCGACAATGTGAAAGAAGCCCCAGGTTGAATTAGAGCAGCACCTGAAATGAGGGTGTACACTGAATCTACTCCAAGTTTGAAGATACGATATCCTGCTGTCTCCCTATGATTTTCTCCAGGAACCAATTCCATTTGACTTCCATCTTCACGAAGATATGGCGCGTCTGGTTTACGAACAATACAAACATAGGCATCGGTCTGCTGCTGGTGTTTGAGATCGCCATTGGCGGCGTCGAAATACCGTTCATCCATGAAGTTTGGCGAGTTGTTAGCGTCGCGCAATACTGATGGGATGATTCGTGAGTCAAGAAGGGTGATTGTACCACCAGTAGCAATGCCTCCTAATCTGGTACCAAAGGCTTGTCTGGTTAACCCGTCGAAAGATGTTGCTGTCTTGCTTGAGTACCCAATAACTTCAGTCTTGTGCACCAGATAGCCCGAGGGTGGAAATCCAGCCGTACTGTAAACGGGGATGGGCGGGTTGCCAGTGCTACTGGAGAGGTCGGCCGTCGTATGCGCTATCTCTGGCCGCGACAAGTCATAGTTGGATACAAAACAAATCTTTGTTCCGTCTGGACTGCCTTTGCCATCTGCATCATAAGGTTCGGATACATCCCCAGTCCCTTCGGGGTATATTATCTGAGACAAGTGGGCAGCACCTTGCCAAGATCCCCCCGTTCTTATGTCCAACACACCGCCGCCACTCCATACCCATCTTCCGCTGTGGCCACATTCCGCAGGATCTGAAGTCCGGCCGTGTGACAATAAGTAAGCGTTGCTTGGGTACCCGCTCTTTCCACTATGTCCATTCCTGGTGGAATCGGGGTTATTTGGATCAGTACCTTGACCATCAGCAGCGCTACGACCCATCAACTGCATGTTGCCAAGTAACCACCATTCTCCATCGCCACTCCAGGCTTGGTGTCCAGACATCACCTGAATGGTGGCGGTGCGTGCGTTCTCTCCATTAACGTCTGAAAAAGATCGACTCTGATCGAAGCCTTCTTTGTCTACGATGTCATCGCCAGTCAGGTCTATTTTGGCCCTCATCGCGATTACGTCATATTTTCTACTGGGTAATGGGCGAATTCCATTACCACTGCCAAGCATCAACCAATAAGTTTCCTTCCCATCCTCATCACGTTCGTCCGCCACGGTGCTAGGCAGACTTGAGCCGGATTGGATAGCACCGTCGATAAAGATACGTACGGGAACTCTGTCCTTTCCAGTCGGCGAGACACGATCTTCATCGGTACCCTCCATAAGATCGTCATTTTCATCATATATCCCCAATTGACTGGGGAAGCGCCGGACACCATATAAATTTTTATCATCTCTACTCCACTCTCCAAGTTCTTGCATACCGTAACCGACCACTATATTTCCGTTTTCCGGTTTCTCGCAGTCATACATCCTGTTTTCAATACCGGTTTGCCAGTTATTCAACCCAGCCTCCTGCACAAAATGGGCATAGGCGAGTTTGTTGCTGAGTTTTGCCCAACGTGGAGCCATACCATTGTCAATGTAAATCTCTGAGTCTGTTTCAAGATCCATTATATAAATTTGGACAGTTGATTTGCCCTTTAAGGGCGACGCCGCAGTCGACTTAGTATAGTCATAAGAACCCGCCCCATCTACCCAACGTTCGATACAGACATATCTTCCGTCATGACTCCAACACTGGGTGTTATGATAATTTATATAATCGCGAACTGTTTTGTCCTGAGTCAACCGCCACAATGTGCTTGGGGTTGTCCCTTCGCTAAACCCAGTTGTTGGGTTGCCATTTAGAGTGAGGCGCCTAGTGTTAGGGTCAGTAAACTCTGTCCTGTGGTATCCACTAGGCTCCGGCGCCGGAGTGTCGTCGTCGTCGGGATCGCCGTCTAGCGCCCGATACGTCACGATGCTGCTATATCTTTCCTGATCCATTGTTTCGTGAGTATTGGACATACCAATGGCAGCAACGTCTACGCTATTACCATCAAGGACCTTGGCATTATCCATTCCAGGAGATGATGCTGTCATAAGCTCGGCTAGGTTATTGTACTGAGCATCAATGCCCTCCAACGTTATTGTATCTCGCCCCCCAGCACCTTGATACAGTCGTATTGTATTAACCAATCCAATACGGTAATCGCTATCTTCATTTAGTCGCACTATACCAGTCACATCTGCTGTGTACGACGAACTTAGCATGGATCCTACTCCAGTTACTGCAATATCCTGGCGTAAAGGAATAACATCTGGCATAGCTATCCTATCAAAAACATTTGAAGTTTCGATTGACAGCTGAGCTCCGAGAAACATCCCAGCGGGATGAACAAACAGCTTATACGACTCCTTCCAAGAGCTTAACCCAAGACTAGTTTTAATTAAGATGGCATATGTTTGATAAAGCTCGTTATTGGTTATATACCTTAAAGATTCTGCCCCAATTTCTGACTCTCCAACTATAAACATATTTTTCTTAGGGTATTCCACTATAGCATCTACACCAAAGAACATTCTGAAAAACTGCTCGAGTGAAAATTTAGAACCCTTTGCCCTATACAAGGACGCGTTGATCCTCAGCGCAGCTCTTTTATCATCAATCGCGGAAAAGTTTGTTCTACCTAACAGAAACTGTTGCTCAAGAAACGAAAGAAATTGTGGTTCTACAGAGGTAATGTCATGCAGATTAAACACATTATGCATATTGCCTTCAGGGGTGCCAACTGCGTCAACGTGTTCATAATATTTTTTTAAGAACAGTATCAGGTTTGGATACTGTTCTGCAAAGTGAGCAGGCAACACCTCTTCAACTGGGTGTTTCACTAGTTGCAGCTGCTGCCTATACGGAACGACCTGAGTTAAATCTGCCATAGCGCTAAACCCCCGTCCCGACCACAAACGATCCATCTTCGTCATATAGCAAAACGTTATTATTGGTTGGGGTTATTGTGTTTGAGTTGGCTGGGACAACTGAAATCTTAACAAAGTTGACACCGCCCGCTAGGCTAGTAGGTTTAAATCCCGTTATATTAACCTTTCCTGTGGCTGGTACGTACGTGCCAATAGCATCAACGACCACGTCAACCCCCGCTACAATTTGAAGGACCGTTGATGATAATTTGTTTTTAATGGAACAGGATCTACCATTATATGTAAACTCCGTGCTAGTGACCCTATAAAACACATCGTCGGCAGCTATGATTGGTGTTGGAAATTCCAATGAGAAGTTGTTTAAAGTGATGCCACCCACAACTGGCACAATTCTCTGTTGCATCTTAACTCCAGCGGTACTAGATAGAACGGCTGTGGACACTTCATCAACATCTGTCAACATGTTGGATAGTCTGAACGATCTACCAAACGACCCATCCGTTCCAATTGCAGTATTGAAGTGCGCAGTCAAAGCGTTGCGCACGTTTGCCTGAACAGTGTTTAGCGGAAGGGATGTTAGGGCTGAGTTAAAATCAAAAGTTACACCAACTGTAATGAAGGTCTTAATTGGGTCAGCAAATTCCAACCCAAAGGACAACACCGATAACTGCTCAACCACCTCTGATATCTGAGCCTTTGTTACAACCTGTTCTGCGGTGGACACATCACCATTAAACAATACAGAGACATAGGTTACTCCAAACTGTGGGTCTACGTTATCTTCACCTCCCCAAGCGACAATGTCTGTAATCAGGTTGGGGAACCGCTCTAAAATAACAGCGGCATAATCCCTTGCTGTTACCATTCTATTCTGACTCGAATAAGTAAATGGCGCATTAAACCTAATAGACTCTATCGTCTCTTTGGGCTTACCTGCATAACTCTTATTCTTCGTGGTAACCAGTAGTGGAAACGATCCTTCACCCGCTACAAAAACATCTGCCGCGGGAGTAAATATAGCTCCGCCATTGGCTGGCTCTCCGGCCGAGGATAAATATTTTACTTCGACCTTGTTTCCCGCAACCGGCCTCACTCCTAGAGAGGATCCGTTGCCAAAAGACAGGTCAAAGTTTCCGTTGGGGGATTCCCTCAGAACGTAAAACCTAGTGTTATCTGTAATTGACGTTGCCTGTTTGAAGTCTGTAAATACTGTATATAGCTCAGATGAGGGCGTATCGAATGCCTTAACAGTAGTTGTATTTATGTCAATGTTGGCATCGGGAATAACATACACGGTATTATCATCCGCACCTCCAACAAGAAAATTCTTGGTTCTCAAAAAACCTTCATATAAGAATATATCACCGCTACCATCACGCGACGACGTGAATTGGTATGTTCCGTTTCCGTCGTTCCTAGATTCTAGAGAATCTAAAGTCTGGAAGGTATATGATATTCCATCAATACTACATTCAAACAAGACCCCCGCAGGAAGGAAAATTTGATTAGGCCCTCCGGGCACTGAAACTGATAGATTAACAATGCACCTAGATGATGTAACAGATGATGGAATGTATCCAATCGATTCCGACAGGGATACTAAACTCTCCCGTAATTGAGCTGTACCAAGGAATGATTCATTAATAGCAAAGTTGGCGGTTAGGGCATTCAAGTGAGTGTTGTATGCCAACACGTCCAATATATTAGATAGACCCGACCCTTCAAAGTCATAGTCAGCAAACTCGGTCTGCCCCTCAAAATATACTTTGAGGTTATTCTTAATAGCATTAAAGTCTAACGCTGAAGATTTAATTGTCGTAGTCATATTACCGTAACCTTGCTACTTTGGTTGTTATTGTTTGTTGTTCCCTAGTAGATTTAATCTGAAACACAACAGTGATAGATATTTCGTTAGTGTCCATGAGTTCATTACCCGAGACATTCACCGACAACGGCGTAGCTCTTGGTTCATATATAGCTAAGTTCTCTAGTATCTGCCTAGACGCTATCGGCGCCAACATGCTGTCGTTTAATTCAAATAATAGACTGTTCAAATTTGCCCCAAACAAAGGTAAAAACGGCTTCTCAAAATGACTGGTTAAAAGAATGGTCTTTACAGATTGCCTCACGGCCGCTGCATCAATTTTCTTGTATATGTCTGCCGTAACACCTGTAGCAGGAAGTGCAGGTTGATCACGGCTTATCCTTGCTACATTCTCTCTATCAAATAACAGTTTGGCCCTCGTCGCAGGCCCAACAAATAATAAATCTATGTCAGAGTATGCCGTTAACCGAGACGATATTAGCGGTTCAGAATTTAGATTACCATCTTCTTGGGATAAAGCTCTATTAGTAGCCATGGTCTGTTACATCTCGCGTGTGTATACGTTATTTATATGAGTTGGTCGAGCTATTATGAAGTATTTGGAAACCTTATGCGGGGAGCACTTCTCGCAAATACTTAGTGTCTATAGGATCGCCATTAAACAATGTTTCGCACAGTCTTTGCGGGGTATCCATAGTATACACCGCGTCTGTTAGCGTGGGAACATATAACACAATAGAACTGGTTAATGTACCATCTGGATTGTATGTATCGTAATCTAAAAACATAAAATCAAAAGAAATATAATCTTTCCAGAAAGAAGCGAGATCAAATATTTTATTGTGGGCAATATTTCCTGACTGGTCAATCAGCTGGTAGACGACTGCGCGCCCTTGGTTCTTGGAAAAATTGCTGGGGGAAGCTGCGTCATCGTCCGGCCACGCAAACCCGCCCTCCACATTAGGAGATAAAGACTCGGCGACAATCAACCTATAATCTGCAAATTCCTTTAACTGATTGAATTGCCTAATAATCTCAGCATGAAGGTACAAGTATCTTGCAATGGATCGTCGAGTTTCTTGGTCCGGTATAAAATCTAAACTACAACGATTGCCATAGCTTCCTAAGAACGTTGCCATAGAAGTTTCTGGCCCAAGCTTTGTTTCGCTGTCGATGAATGGGGCGGCGTTTGGGTCGTATGCAGGATCAGGTAAAAACACAGTCATGATGGTCTAAACCTCTTACTTTTATTATCCATAGGATTGTTACCAATAACATTGTATCCAAATCTAGGGGTTGAGTCTCCAAAACCTGTAACTCGACCAACCTTTACACTATCGGGAAGTATCGAATTCCATGTTGTTGATAACCGGCCTTCTGCCACCAGTGTGTTAATCAAACTTGTTTTGGCACGATTCTGGGGATTGCGGAACTCAGATCTAATTTCAGCTGTTGTTGGTGTATGGGCAAACACATCATCGTAGTTGTCCGTTCTCTTAATCTGATTAAGTAGTTCGTTATTCTGATCTATTGCAACTCGCCTAATTGCCCACGCACCCATACCTAATGCTGCTAACGTCGATTCACTTGTATCGCAGAACGCAGCAGGTTCAATGATGAATGTGTGGTTCATTTTAAATCTTGGGATATTGGCATCGTGCGCTGCAATGATATCGCTGATTCCGTGGGCAGTGCCCGCCCCAGAGAGCCAGTCGGCGTGGGTCGTTTCGGTGCCTTGCACAAAACTGTTGCCGTCCGATAAGTTACCAGCCGTGGAGGCAAAGTCAGCATAAGCTGCGGTTGCGGCGCCTTGAGCAAAATGAGCAGAGTGGGCGCGGTCAGCTTTCTGAGCAAATTCAGCGGTAACTGCCTCAGAGGCCTTTCCGGCCAACGTACCATAAAACGTTGCGTCGAGAGAAGGATTATTGGTGCCGCCCACGTCCGTTCCATTAACTCTAGAAAGCTCCCTTAGAGGTCCAGCAAACACTTTGCCGTTAAAGTGTAGATCTTCTCCACCAATTCTTCCAGTAGCACCTGTCATGAAAAGGGAGGTGGCGGCGGTGCTCATATAAGAAGATCTTATTATGCACTCATTCATAGCCGATAACATTATGTCGTCTGAGCACATCTCCAACTCACCACTGGTTAATATTTTATTATCGCCCTTCACTGAACTTATACTTTCCTTGAGCACCAAAGAATTGTTATATCCAGCTATACGGAGATCGTTATCACCCGCAACAACTAACTCTCTATTGGTTCCTATCCTAGTGCGAGACGCTTGCCTCACATTAACCTTCTCCGATCCAGCCACATCAAGATTATAATTACCACCAACGTTGACGTTGTAGTCACCAGATACTGTTAGTGTAGCGTCTCCTTTGTATACCAAGTTACAGTGGCCATCGACGATAACGGTATCGTCTCCTCCAGTTACTGTAACCCTGGCTCCTGGAGAAGAAGAAGAGAACGAGCCGTCAGCGCGTAATTCAATACCGCCGCCGAGTCTGTGTTTGATAAGTATCCTCTCGCCCCCAGGTGTATCATCTATCTCCCACACGTGCCCAGACGATGATTCTCTAACGTCATTAAAGGGAAAGATAGATGCCTTTTGTATGGGCAAATCCATTGATACGGATAAATCTCCTCCTTTCAAGCTGAGGCTGTTTACCTTTATTCCTCTAGCGGCCTCATTTACTGACGATCCATAAAAGTAATCCCTTTTAGGAAATTCTCCGGTAGGATCAGCAAACCCGTCAATAGTGACTCCTACTGTGGCTTCTTTTCCATCCCCATACTCATCGCTAGAAGTCCTAGATGTGTAGTCGTCTTTAGATGTGGTCATTAATTAAGTCCAATTTCAGTTGTTAGTACGTCGTTGGATGGGGATGCTACTTCAGAATAAGTCCTATTGAATCGGCTCACGCAAAATTCTCTAACGTCAAACCCCGGATCATCTGTAGTGGGGTCTATGTCATTATGGCCAAGCACTTGCCCACCAGGAAACCGCGAATAAAAGGATCTAACTATCACATCGAATGTGTTAAACTGTTCCCGAGTTAATGACGCGGCCGACCTATATGTACCGGGGTTTGTGGTACCCGTTGGGACGTTAAATCCCCCAACAAAAACCACCCCAACGGACTTCTCCTCTCTGTCGCCACCCACATGCTCACCCGCTTCGTTTATTGAGCGGCCTCTCTGTAAAGTACCATCTCTCCTAATAACAAGGTGATAGGCTATACCATCATGTCCTACGGCAGTGTCGTATTCATCTATGTCTTCGGCGGATAAGTTCTTATTGGTAAAACTATCTGTCCAGTGAACTATCATTTCTGATACGTCTCTCTCTATCGATCTAAATTCAGCAATCAACTCTTCAACACTGCTAATGTAAGAAAATGCGTAGTCGTCGCTGTTGGCCCCTGCCCACAAAGCTTGATTATCGGTTATAACATAAGGTGCGGGAAAGACTGACGAAGATCCGTCTACAACGACCGTTCCAGCTATAGTAAAGGTCAACGCAGAAAAGGTGGCCGCAATCCGGTCCGGTTCCTCATCGGAGAATGGGGCCATCAAAACAGTAGCTGTCGCAACATCACCCTTTTCAACTGCTGCAGATATTTCTTTCTGCACAACCTTAGGAACTGGCTTGTCGGGGGCAGAAACGGAATTTATTATAGACGCCATAGTGCCATCTGACTTTTCTTGGAGGTTTTGTAAAAACCCCGAAAAGCCTGTATCAAATAAATCAAATAGATCTTCACCAAACTCAGTAACGGCGTCAATAAGATCGCTGGCCGCATCTTGCACACTATTGGCAATTGTTCCTATACCTGAACCTTCAGATACGTCAAACGAGTCAGTTATGGTAGATGTTATGTTTGATGGTGATATAGATGACATTAGTTTGTGTCCACTTTAGGTATTGCCGTGATTAAAGAATGGGTGAGACCGATTTTTGTACCGCTTCAACGTCATCATCCGTTACTATAACGTGCGTGTCCAATGGAAATAATGTATCAAGCTTTTTTGTATCATATGGGATTAATTGTTCGGTATTCCATGAATACATAAACCCTGTTCGAATGGCCCCCCATTGCTGTTTTGTCCATGGACCTACCGAGCCATCTAGACTCTTTAGCACATCTTGGATAGATTGCAAACTTCCAGACGAAATAATTCTGTTAGTGTGCCCGTCTGCATCATCTCTAACATTCATCGATTCAGATGCTAGGTATGTAAATGGGTTGTCTACGATGTCGGCCTTAGTACCAAAATGAGGATTAGCCCCTACCACCCCATCCCCACTAATGCCATTAGCACCAGCACCAGCGGTGTTGGATTGCCACGCTGGTGCTGGTGCTTCGTAAAATCTAAATCCCGCCTCCACATCGGCTGGATTAACATAAATATTTTCGATGACCGTATCTTCGGTAAACGATGCTATTGAGTTTCCTAGCACCATTTTTTGTAGTGGGTAATCAGTTTGCCTCGTTATAGACTGAAACCCGCCAAATTGTTGGCGGTTAACCAATCCAATTTTTGTAGCATTTGTTTCGAGATAAGCCTGCACCAATGTATCGGCCGCATCACTAACCCTATCATATCTCAGTTGGTTGGACGCGTTTAGTACTAAATTGTTAATTTTATTAATTGTCATATAAACCACTTTTCACTTCGTACGCCCTCTTCACCTAGTTCACTCAGTAGCGAGTCGTTGCCCAATAACACCTGACGGTGTGAGTTATTCGGTATATAGTACTTTATAATAGCTTCTATCCCCGACTTATTTCCCCTGTACCCACCGCCTTTGGCCCAGCGGAGTTTACCATCACCAGCAGTACCGTAGTAATTATCACTTCTACGAATATACCCTTGGGCGGCAGTGTGTGTTGTCCTCAGCTCATGTAACACAAACAGAAGCTGAATATCCAACCGATCCCATGAACTAAATTCGTCTATGCCCCTCGAGAACTCTTGAAGACTCTTGAACCTACTGGATCCCTTTACCCAACCCACTATCCCATATTCCTGATTCGTATCATATTTGGTTGGGCTAAACTCCGAAATAAATTTCATCACCTGAGCAATGCATACTGATTGTAAGAAGGTGTATCCGTTATCAATAAAGAACTTAATGACGATCTGCTCAAGGTCAAAGATAAAGGGTTCATCGCGTTCATCCAACGCAAACGGATACACCGCGTCCGTGCGTTGATCTCTGATAGCATACGCAAAAGGATTGGTAGCGGTGTCGTCTCTCCCCATTGATTGAACTGATGAGGGGAACTCATTCTTAGTAATTGATCCCAAAACGAGAGGAGTTTGGGAATTGGTTCCATCCATAAACACTCCAAATACCTGAGCTCCCGGTAGAAGTCTACAAGCCCTCCCCAAACCAGACACACCAGGCTCTGTACTAGGAATAACCGTTTGGGCCCACGGTAGATCTCCCTGGGGAATATCATTTGTATTACCACTATGAATTCCGTGTATGCGTATGCGCACAGACCCCTCCATGCCTGCTGGAGGAGATCCATCAATAACGGAGGCAATAAACCACCTGGTAGAGTCGCCGTAAAATTCTGGCTTATCCATCGGACAGAGAACCTCTCGCTATTTTAGATATGTTTACAGATACAGTGTGAGTGGTATCTTTAAACATATGTCGTGTTGCAAGGATCAAATAATCTCCTGATCTATTCTTATCAATAATGTCCTGTCCTGATTCAGGATTCAATCCAACGTTTCCATTTAGGAAAGATATATTTACCACATCTCCCACGGATACCTTAGCTCGTACCATAAAAGCGGTGCCAGGAATCTCAATGTCAATAGCATTCTTGTATAGCATACTATGTATACATTCTGCCATAGCCTTATTACTAATCCCCGCCTCATTGAAATCTTCACATAGGCTATTTGCTGTTGCATAAGTATTGCTAGAAGATATCTCGTGAAATTGCCTTGATGAGTGTTCTGACGCCAACTCTTTACCTTTCGGCCCCAGGTCAATTAGAGTCGCAGTATCATATACATTTTGTTGCTGATACGATTTGATAACATCAGAAACCTTTAGCTGTTCTAACGCAACCTCTATCTTATGTTGCGATTGCTTTGTGAGCCCCCCACTGATATCTGTGTTGCTGTATGTAGATCCAACCGCTCCCCTTTTTATCATGGCAAGGGTATTTTCCATGTTGGTTTTTGTAACGGTGTTGATGGTAAAAGCTCTGTCCACCTCCTTATTACCGGACTTATCAACACCAGCACGTTCAGCAGCATTAGTGGTAGACGATGAATAGTGATATGGTAGAAGGCTGTTGAACGGGACTTGAGACATCATGGTATCGAAGTCGCCGATACGAATGTTATCATCATGAATAGAAGCGTAAACAAAGTAGGGCGAACCGTTTGACCTAGTTATCTTGTCCCGCAGCCACACACATGCCTGAAGAGGATGGAGATACGGCACTATGACCTTCACGGGAGCCTGGATAGATGGGGCAGCATATGATCGGTCTACAGACACCCCCAACTCACTAACTATAATGCCTTGGATGATATCTTCTATTTTACCGGAATACGATTTACTTATTCTCTTTGAGTGGGTGTTATATCCAGCGACATCTATTAAAGATAATACAAAGACTTCGGTGCGGTCGTTATTGCGTACGCTTTTTATCGCACTCGTAATAATAAACTTACGTTGAAGTGTGAGCGTCTTAGTGTCATCGACACCCTGCATCTCAATGAGAATAGTTTCTGTCCCACTAAAGTTAATTGTATCAAGAATTGCACTATCATCGACCAATACCAATGACCCAGTTATATATGGCTTATCGATATCCTCAAACAGGTTTACCTCAACAATTATGTTGGCAATATCGATAACCTTGTCTTGAGAAAACCTATCGGCAGTTACATCAGCTTTAGATATTTTATACTGCTGGGAGTTTGATCCATAATTAGTTTCTTCTGCCACTATGTTGGTGCTCTATTCCGCATAAATTTCTTCCACTGCCCAACTACCTGACCCACGGATTCCTTAGATAATACATTTATAGCTTTTAAAGAATCGTTCTTATCTTGCATAACATCGAGATGTGTCTTTAATGTTAATGATGATGGAATGATGCCGCTATGAGGGTCGACGTCCTGCCACACTCCACTCGCATCTTCATAATGATGGGTTGATCGATACTGTAATGGGGCAGAGGTAATTTGTGCAGATAGTTGCTCCCGTCCATCTGTGGGGTAAATAACTTCAATGTCGCTCCAGGTCGGCGGTGTAGCGGGAATAATGGCGTATTTGACTATTTCCGATTTTAGTGGATTTGAGTCACCAATAAACAAAGGTGATCCCTCCACCCGTTCAACGATCATCTGGCCGAGATCTAGGTTTCTAGCTATAATTGTTCCTATCGCCGCCGATTTGTCACCGATGATGGTAGTACCTATAGGAAATATAATCGATATGTCATCTGAAGTCGTTAGAGTTTGATGGGGCCACGCCTCCTTAGCCAATGGTATCAAATCATTATACGAGACGGGCCAGCCGGATCTACGGAGATGGTCATTCATGTAATAGAATGTCCAATAATAATCTACAGTACCATACAGCTTATATGACATAGTGTCGGGGCGATCATAGTCCTGGATATATTGCTTCTGATAGAACGCCTCAGCCGTTCGCGTTGTGTCTAACACGTCAACATACGAGCTAATATTTTGGAACACGGACGAATTAACTTCGTCACCAAAATTATATTTTACGAGTGGAAAGTTTTCGAAATATTTACTCATGGTTAGTACCCTGCCGCGATATCTTTCTTGGATAATGTGGAGGCTTCTCTGAAGGACAATGTAACGTCGATCTCGGTAAAGTTGCCGTCTTTGTGTAGTCCCATACCGGTCGCATTATACACAGCGTTGAATCCGGTTAAGTAGCAGTCCTTTAACTTGGTGGCAACTTGACTAGGAGACCATTTGTTTGGTGTCAATTCCTCGGCTGGGTGGTGAAATTCAATTCTAAACTGGTCTGGGAAGTGGTACCCCAAAGACAACCTTGCGCTTCCTGCCAGAATATCAGATGGATATAATTCTGTGCGGAAATATTTGATTATCTTTTTAATTTCAAGAGCCTCTTTGGGACTATTGGCAATGAGCTTGAATGTGAAGGAAAACTCCCGCAAAGGAACCTGATTAAATATAGCTCTAACGTTAGGATTAGTTGTTATTCGAGTAGAAGATTTAACGGCCCCTGAAATTTTATCTCCAAGCTTGGATGCCATTCGAACTCCAGCTAGTTTCGCCTGGGTGGTTCCTAAACTATTAACCAGCCCGTCAGCAAATGACTTTATCTCATCCTTACCGGCGGTGGCGATGGCACCAGCAATATTGCCTACACCAGCGTTGAGTGTAGCCTCAGTTATCGCTCCCAACGCTCCAAGCGATACATTATCGTATACCGCAGCATCGGATATTTGAATAGCAGATGGTAGATATAATATGCACGCATCGCCATACGATACTGGCGAACCATCGGTAACGGTAGTATTCGCTGAATTGAAATCTTGTTCTTCCGAGCCATTGCCTCCAAGATTCTGATATTGGAGAGCCTCTGTGGTATCTCTAACCGTTTGGAAAAATACTATACCTTTATAGTTATGATCGTCGGTGATAGGATATCTTAAAATGTTTTCTGTCATAAATCCTCTAAATAGGTATACAATTCATTGAAGGTATTTATAACCAATTGAAGACATACTCCGGAACATATAAGCCGAATAAAGACAAGTATCAGGGTGACGCCAGCAAGGTTGTGTATCGTTCTGGGTGGGAACTACATTGCTTCAGGTGGTGTGACGCGAATAGTGCCATACAGACGTGGTCTAGTGAGGAAGTTGTGATACCTTACATATATGAGGTCGACGGGCGCTACCACAGATATTTTATGGATCTCAAGATTAACTTTAAGTCTGGTGTCACCATGCTTGTAGAAGTCAAGCCGGCACATCAGACACTTCCTCCCAAAGGCAACAAGCGTACCAAGCGGTATATATCGGAGTCACTCACTTATGTGAAGAACCGTAACAAGTGGCTGGCGGCGTCTGAATACGCTAAGGATAGAGGATGGAAGTTTGAAATATGGACAGAGCACCACCTTAACGAGATGAATATCCTCCCAAAGAGCACACAGAAGGTTCCCGGCAAGTTAAAGAAACTGAAACCATATAAACCATTCAAGAAGAGTAAAGCTGTTAAGAAATAGTATAAATAACACCATGACTATGATACTTAAAGATCCACAAGCAACATTCATACATATCCCGAAGACTGGCGGCAGCAGTATCAACGCCTGGCTCAGCGATAATGCAAAAGGGGAGTTCTACCACGACAGCACACACATCAACCGTCCGGGTATGAGTCGACACTTAACGTACCAGCAGGTAGCTCAATTATCCATTGAGGACAATAGAGATATGGGATTTACCTTCACCGTTGTGCGTAATCCCTGGGACCGGTGTGTAAGCTCTTACTTTCATTGGCTGCGGCTTCAGACGGCAAAGGGGATTACTGACCCACTAAGCTTTGAACAGTACATTCAAATGCCACCTTTAGGGAAGGCATTTGCGCAGCCACAGGTCTCATTTGTTGGAGACTGCGACTATGTCATGGAATTTGATACCCTTAATGAAGACTTCAAACTGATAAAGAAGATGTTTAAGAAAAAGAAGAAGTTACCGCACATCAACGCGGAAAAGAACCGTGATCATTATTCAACATATTATGGAGAGACTTCCAGGAGAACTGTAGCTGAACGGTATGGGGAAGACATTGATTTCTTTGAATACACCTTCAAAAGTAAATAGATAATATCACTATACCGAACCAAGGTAAACATGGCAAAGAAGACATCAAATATTTTTAAGAGTCTCGAACTTGAAGCTCTAAAGGCTGGAATAACCCCGCGGACTAAAGAATCGCAGGCTTGGTTTCGTAAACAGGCTAGCAAGCTGGGCTCCATAAATAAAACCAAATTACTAAATGACAAGCGGTTAACCAAAGAGTCTGACACAGTTGTTGGGACTATGCAGATGTTCTTTTATAATCCAAAGCATAAGAAAACATTACCGTTCTACGATAAATTTCCTCTCACTATTATAGTGGGTCCGGCCAAGGATGGCTTTTACGGCCTCAATCTGCATTACCTACCACCAGTTCTTAGAGCCAAGCTCTTGGATGCTTTGTTAGGAATAACAAATAATAATAAATTTAACGACACAACCAAATTCAAGCTATCTTATGATATGCTGCGAACGGTAGGAGCAATGAAGTATTACAAGCCGTGCCTCAAACACTATCTCAATGATCACGTATCCAGTCACTTTGCTCGTGTATCTGCTCCCGACTTTGAAATAGCGGTATTCCTACCCACCGCATCATGGTCGGGCGCAAGCGAGAGTGCAGTATATAAAAACTCTAGGAAACAGATCTAATGAACTATAGTGTTGATCAGCTCAAATCTTTAATAACCCAAAGCGACGGAATGGCACGGTCGAATCTGTTCGCCGTCCAGCTACCCACAATATATAAGTCGGGTAGTGCGGGAGATGCCTTCGCTAGGGTACCCATCCTTGCTCCAGAAGAGCTTAATGTTCTATGTAAGGCTACTCAGTTACCGGGCAGACAGCTGAATACGGTTGAGAGACGAGTTGGAATGCAAACGCAAAAGGTTGCATATGGATACCAAGTAGACGATATCACTTTAACATTCATTGTGATGAACAACTATAAGATACGCAAGTACTTCGATGCATGGCAAAGACTAGCTGTTGATTACGCAAACGGAGAAGTTGGATACCACAGTGATTATGCCCTACCCGTACAGATTAGCCAACTACAAAAAGGATTCAGCTTTCCTATATACAAAGTAGATATTGCAGGGGATTTCATTGATAAGATTCCATCAAATATTGTAAACAGACTACCCACTCTTCCCTTTGTAGGAGATGTCCTGAGAACAGGAGAGCTTGACCTGGCTTTCGTTACTGGCGATGACGTTGTGTACTCAGTCAACCTGGTTGGAGCGTTCCCCACATCCATAGCATCAGTTGAGTTGAATAATGAACTAGATGGTATGGTAGAATTGAGTGTTCAACTGTCGTTCACCAACTGGAATGACCGAGAAGAAGTTAGTCAGGGTGGAGATAAGGGAACCGGTATCGAATCTTTTTGGGCTGGGATAATGACATCGATAACAGATGTGGTGGACAACGTTACAGATGTTGTGGATGACTTTCTTGACGACTTCAATGTGTTTTAAAATTATTATATCATAAGGAGATTATGAATGGCTTTACCTAAAATTAATGAAACAGCATATAACGCAGTAACCGTACCCTCTACTGGCAAGGTGTTGCATTTTAGACCATACTTAGTGTCTGAAGAGAAAGTATTGTTATTGGCAATTGAGGCTGGCGATGAGGGGTCTATGCTAGACGCTATTAAAGGTACCTTGGAAGCGTGTTGTCAAGAGACTCTTGTGGTGGACAAACTAGCCTTGTTTGACTTTGAGTATATATTTTCCCAGGTAAGAGCAAGTAGCGTCGGACAAACTGCCTCTATAAGGTTGAAGTGTCAAAACGCGATTGAAGGTGAGAGGTGCAAAGGTCTCACTGAAGTGGATGTGGATATATCGTCTATCACGATTGATGTGGACCCAGCAGCGACCGTAATACAACTTACCCCCGATCATACTTTAAATATGAGGTGGCCATCGTATTCAGATGGTGTCAGTATAACCAAGAAACAAGCAGCCAGACAAGACGGCACCGCTACAATTGCGGTACAAGATATGTTTGATCTGATTTCTAGGTGTTTAGTATCTGTCCAGAGTGAGGATAGCATATACACCTTTGATGAAGAGTCAAAAGAAGATATAGAAGAATGGCTCAACAACTTAAAGTCCACTCAGCTAAAGATGATAATTGATTTTATTCAAGATGTACCCAAACTAAGCCACCCCATAGAATATAAGTGTGTTGAATGTGGTGAAGATCAAACGATTGTTTTAGAAGGCCTAACTGATTTTTTCTAATATGCCTTTCTCACGAAAGTTTAGTCAACCATTATAAGACAAACTTTTTGCTGATGCAACATCATAAGTATAGTTTGACAGAACTAAACAATATGATACCGTGGGAAAGGGAGGTGTATATAGCCTTATTAGTGCAACATATAAAAGAAGAAAACGAACGTAATAAAAATAATAGCGGATAAAGTATCATGTCACTACAAGATCTAACTGTCGAACTAGATTCCACTCAATATAGCCGTATAGCGGACGGTATTGATGAGTCTGCCATCTCGATCGCAGATATGGCCGAGCGGTTAACCTTGTTCAGTGGTAATTTGGAAGGACTAGGTGCCAATACCGACAGACAAGTATCCATGCAAAACTCTGTGGTTGATATCCTGATGTCCATTGACGAGTCAATATTTAAGTTGACTTCGTTTTTGATTAATGACAAAAAGGAGGAAGACAAGCAGGGGAAGTTTCAAGCTCAGGAAGATGCTGAAAAGGAAAAAGAAGATAAAGGTAAACTTAAAGCCAAACCCAACAAGAAGGACAAAAAGAAGGAGAAGGAAAGTCTCATGTCACTGCTCGGTATCTCCGCGCTGTGGCGAACGCTAATGGCGACTATTTCCGCATTTGCTTTGGCCTTCACGACACCAATACTGGCGTTGAAAGGAGCTCTGGTACGAGGCCTTACTATTGTCAGTAGATTATGGATTCCAGTGTTGGCCGCCATTGGCTTTATCCTAGGAGCACTTGAAGGTTGGAATGAAACGGAAGGTAAGGACATGACTACCAGGGTAACCACTGCTATCATGCGGGGGCTAGGGAAAGCGGTGGAATTTCTTATTGGGATACCCTTGGATATAATCAAAAGTATAGTATCGTGGCTTGCTGGAGCGTTTGGTTTTACCGATCTAGAAAAGGAACTCGATTCCTTTAGTTTTCAGGATGCCATCAAGGTCATGATGAAGGATTTGGAAGGGTGGGTGTTGGAAGTGGTATTTAAAATAAAGGAATTCTTCGCAGGATTCATGACGGGTGCCATGAAGGCAATAAACAAAGCTAACAGAATGGTGGGAGGTGACAACGTTTTTGATTTGAGTGATGCTGGGTTTGAGACGGAAGCCACAGATCAACAGAGCAGGCTCTCGGCAGATACCAACGATCGAACGCTCATGGATACTGCGGGTCCCGGAGGCAAAACTTACACCGAAGCTGAAATAGAAACTGCTGTGGCTGACGGAACACTTGATTCTAAACGAGCGGATGAGATGTTAGCAACATTTAAGTCCAGGAGAGAGGGCGATGCCGACGACATTATAAGTGAGATAGAAAACGGTGTTCTCGATGGGCAGTTGTCTGAGAAAGAGGCAGCGTACATGATGGCAGATGTGCTGCGAGAATATCCTGAGGCAGATGGCATGATGGATGGGACGGCATTTTTAAGGAAGGAATCTGATCTATTAAAAGCAGCGAGAGAAGTGATTAAAACAGGTGCGACGACCACAGAGAACAAGTCTGAGGAGAGGAAGGAAAGGGCGTCAGGAGAAGACATCCCAGATCTACCCCCCGGTGCGGCAGATGTCACGGGTTTTACAGCCGACGGCATTCCTATAGTTGCGGACAACACCGTATCCGACAACGCCGTGGCGACACAGTCCCAGCAGCAATCCTTCGGACAAGACCTTGGCGATGGTTCTAGCGTAATGGGGACTACAGGTTTTGCCAACTCAGAGGATGAAGCAATAGCGAAGGTCGCGGGGGACGAAGCTCGTGCGGATAACGTACGAGCCTTCAAGAGGCGTCAGGAGGCTAGAAAACAAAAAGTTGCCGAGATGTCTCTTGATCAACTTATGTCTAAAGTCGATAGAAGTCCTCAGAGTCCATTGGGCAAATTGGCGGCTGTAGAGTTAGAAAGAAGAAAGCAGGAGGCGATTGCGGGGGGTACTTACAAAACAGAGACAGCACAAGTGCTCGAGTCTACAGATATGGATATGGTCCCTCCACAGACACCTAAAGCGGTAGGAGCGTCAGGCAAATTGGCTACTGAGCAGGATGTAAATAATGCCGCTAAACAGCAAGCAACCATGAACGTAGCGACCGGTGGAGCTACCACTAACAACAGTACCACCATTAATGGTGGAGGAGGCGGTGGCGATAATGCGGCTCCAATGTCCCCCCGCGATAACGCCGAGCCTGCTAGGCAGTTGCGGTAATAAAAAACCCGCCGAAGCGGGTTAGAAATCTCTTATATGATCCTACTGAGCATACTTCTGAAAGTAGCTTAATGGATCATCCGGATCGGCCTCATCCCCAGCTGGCGTTGGATCTGCTGAGGGAAGATCCACACTCGCTTCAACAGCCACAGCTGGTTGCGCAGC